CTAACGCACAATCGCTCGCACATAGGCCTGGCAAGCACGCAAGGCGATCAGGGCGTTATCACCGTCGTCGGTGATGCCGATAATTCGCTGAGCATGCGCCGGGTCAAGTCGGGCTCGCGGGGCTGCATAAACCACGCTGCCGGTGGCGGTGGAGGCAGGCACTGCAGCGCAACCGCTGGCGTCGGTGGCGTCGAGAAGGACTGACAACCGCACATCAGCAGTGGCCAGGCGGTCACGCAGAGCAGTCTGGTTACGTTGGGCATCGCTCAACTCCTGTGCATGTTGTTTGTCGCTGGCGCTGAGCTGTTGCTCAAGGGCCAGGCGTTTATCCTGTTCTGCCTGTTGCCGCCGCAAGGCCGCCTGACTTTGCTGACTGAGCGCCTGCGCATGGGCCGCCGACTGCCGTTCGATCTGCGCACCCAGACGCCAGGCCTGGACCTGCCACACCACGGCAATCAACAGGCCCAGACCGATCAGTCGATACGCCCCTAGGAAGCGCATAACACCGCCTTCGCCCGCGCCCATAATTGCAAACGATCCTCCAGGCCATTAAGTCCGCCATTGATGCGCCGGGTGATGGTGGTGAACTGGCCTTTATCAGCCAGCTCGTTCAGGCCATTGCTCAGCCAGAACCATGCCGCAGAGGCACATGCCCATTGCGGCTGTTCCAAAAGTTCAGGTTGTTGCAGCAGCCGGTCATCACCGAACAAGGCCTGGCTGCAGGCCAGGTAGTTGCGCCGCCCGGTGACCTGGATCAGTCCCCTGCCCCGATACTTCTGGCCGTCGCCATCGGCTTGCGGAGTATTGCCCAGGCGCGCGGCCAGGGTGCCGGTGTCGTATTTGCTGAGGTAGTGATCGCTGCCCAGTTCGCGCACATAGCGCAGTTGGCCGGACTCATGACCGATCTGTGCGAGGAACGCCGCCCAGCGTTTTGCAGTATTGATCTCATAACGGGCGCTGGCTTCATTCAAAGCCGTTAAAAAAAAGCCCGCTCTGGGGCGGGACAAGGGCATGACATTAATAAGCTGCGCGAGTGATATCACCATGGTCGTTACTCTGGAAAAAGCCTATGTCGACAAACCGCCTGCAATGATGGAACTGCGATACCCCGTGGCCGGGTCCCCCACGTGCGTCACCTTGTTGATGGACCAGCGTCCCTGCATGTAGGACGGCCAGGACTCATCCAACAGCAACAGCCCTTCGGCAGCCAGCAGCGGGTTACCCGGACAATCGATCATCAAGGTCAGGCCCTCACGACCGACACGGCGCAGTTCCGCCTCAGCAACGGACTGCGCTTCGGCCTGGTTCTGATAGCGCTGGCGCAGGGTCTTGAATGGCGCCACACCAACCTGAGCCACACGTTGCTTGCCCGCTGCGGCATCCCACCAGGCAACACGACTGCCCATGTACTTCGAGCGCGATTTTTCGTCGAGCGTGGCGGTGATGAAGGCCGGCTCACCGGGTCGATTGTCGCGGGTCACCGACAACGTGACGTCCGGCAACAGCTGACCGGAAAGCGACTTGACTCGCCCAGCTTCAGCCAGCACATACAGCTCGTTGATCGGCTTGGTCACCGCACGATAGCGCTTGGCCAAACGGGTGATGAATGCCATGTCGCTTTCGTTGGATTGGTCAATGTGCGCAATCGCGATCCCGTCCAGCTCGGGCGCCACACGCGGTGAGTACCCGTGACGACTGACCAGTTGGCGAAACAATGCGCCCAGGGTAGTCGGCCCGTAACTCGCGGAGCGGCGCTGGCGATAGCCACTGGCGTCCTGCACGCTGAAGGGTGCCGCAGTGGCGACGATCATCAAGCGCATGGGAAACAGCACTGGCGTTCTTTGGGTAACCACGAACTCACCTTTTTCCACCAGTCCGGTCTCCTCATAACCGACCCGCAGGCCGATCTTGCCACTCAGACTGGGCAGGCCTTCCAAGCCCTCGATATTGAGGGTCAGTTCCAGCCGATCGGCTTCAATGCCCGCCGCATCAGTATGACTCCAATGCATCAAGCGTTGATTGAGCAGCGCCGCATTCGCGCCGTAAAACTCCACGCTGGGAGTAAATCCCTGTGCCATGCCGCCTCCTTAATCCCAGGCCAAAACGGGACGCACGGCAGCAGGCCGCGACGTCAGCTCGGGCACAATGACCCACACGCCTGCCGGCAGCACCGGGCCGTACTCGGCAAGCTCGGGGTTCAGACGCCAAAGCGTTTCCTCCGCGCTATCGTCGCAACGGCCCAGCTCTCGGTAGAGCAGCAGGTTGACCGAATCGCCGGCGATGCTTCGCACTCTACGCATTGACGAATTCCTCCAGTTCAAGGGTCCAGGTCATGACCATGGCGGTGCCGTCATCGATCACGTTGCTTTGGGCTTCCGTCACCGAATTGATCCGCCACAGGCCCCAATTACGGCCGATACCGTCGACCAGCGGCAGCGGCGCACGGGCGTTCTGCAAGGCGCGCAGTTCGTCGAGGCGCTGCATGCCCACGGCGTACATTGCGGTACCGCCGAAGGTCAGCTTTTCCAGCTTTTGGCCGTTCTGTCGCGACTGCGGCTTGCTGGCGATAATCGCCAGGTCCTGCCAGCCGCCGTCGCTGGCGCGGGACAGCGTGGAATAGGCGAACCCTCGGGACAGGCCGAAAATAAAGTCGCCGAGCACCATTTGTTGTCGCATCAATCACCTCCTGATGGATCGGCCAGTGCCGCGTTACGTCGGATGCCCAAGGTGTCGGTCACCATCGGCAGGCATTGGAACTGCAAAGCCTGGATCACCTGATTGACCACCTGCTGGGCATCCGCCGGGTTCACGCCGGTGATCTGGATGCTCGGTGAAATCGTGACCTGGACGTTATCCGAGCTGGCGCGGGTGAGTTCCTTGCTCAGTGCAGCGGGCGCGGGCAGACGGTCGCTTGAGCCAAACACTTTGTCCCCGAGCCAGGCGCCCGCTTCACTGCCGAGCAAGCCGCCAATGGCCCCGCCGATGGCGGTACCGACACCCGGGAAGACCAGCGTGCCGAGCGCGGCGCCAGCCGACGCACCGGCCCAGGCGCCACCGGCAGTGCTCAAGCCGGCGCCGACGGCATTGACGTCACCATTGCGTACGCCCTGCACCACATCGATGGCCGTGTCGACATACTTCAATGGGCCCAGGCGCCGGGCAACGCCGGACTCCAGCTTGGCCAACGTGCCGGACAGACCTGCCGTCAGGCCCTTTTCGCTGCTGCGAGCCAACGGCCGGAGGGATGCCGGCACAACAGGGGCGGCAAACGCGTTGCCGGGAACCTGGGGCGACGGCGGGGTCACACGGGCCGCGTCGAACGGCACTGGCGGTTGGCTCATTGCACTGAGTGCAGGGCCAGGCCTGATCACCGGCGCTGGACGCAATGGTTGGAGCTGCGCGGATTGCTGGGAGCCGGATGTCCGGGGTTGGCGTTGCACCGATTGCCGTGGGCCGGCTGCAAGGGGCTGGCGCGCAACCGGTTGGCCCGGCCTGGGAAGCCCGACGCGCCGCTTCTTGTTCGCGGCGGGTCTGGTTTTGTCTTTCTTGCGTACCGTATCGCCAACACTCTCGGGCATCTGCGCCGCAGATCCGCCCAACGCACCCGGAGCACCAAGGGACAATGGACCGGCGCAGCAACAGTGCGCGTCCTTGCCCTTTTCGCCATCAAAACCGCCGTCCTTGAACAGCTTGCCAATGCCGGGGAGCTTGCCGAGGGTGGCATCGACCACATTGCCTGCAACCCGGCTTTTAATCGTTTCTCCCAAGCCTGAAAGGACTTCGGAAATCATCGGCGTCACCGTGGTCGACACCACGGCCTGCGCCGTTTTGACCGCACTGGCCAAAGCCGGCGAACCTTCAACGGCGCCATTGGCGCTCTCTGTCAGCCCGGTCCTGGCCTTCAACCACAGCGCTTCGCCCCACACCGGTGCGGCATCCAGGGTCGTGGAAAAGCGCTTTTCACTGTCAGTGGACGATTCACGCAGCACGCTGATCGACTGTTCCGAGCGGGCTGTTTTATCAAGCGTCAGGTGGCTACCCGACTGCTGCAGCGCACTGGCCAGATCGATGATCTGCGCGCTGCCCAGCATCAGGGCCTCGCGAGTTTGCCGCTGATCCACAGACGTGCTCGAAGTGGACTCAGACAGCGTTGTTGATTCTGTCCGCTCATCCCTGCGCACAGGCTGCCGATCAAGGGTTCTCAACGATGACAAGACGGTGTCGAGCGAGTCCACACCCTCGCGCAAGGTGCCCAGCGACTGCGCCAGTTCATCAAGCTTCAGGTTCGCGTTGGTCAGCGCAGCCACTGTTTCGGACAGCGCAGGCAAGCCCGCCAGTTGGCCTGAACGGTCAGCTGACAGGGCGCCCGGACTGGCAATATCGGCATCATTGGCGCCCTCTGCGCGACCGAAAACGCCCTGGCCATCCCTGGCCACGGCATAGGCGAGCGAATAGGTATTCTGCATCCCGCTTACTCCTGTTTGACGCCAAGGCGAGTGATCGCTATGTCGTAGCGGCGCAACGCTTTTGCAGCATCCCAATCGAGGATGTCCGCTTCATTGACCGAGTAAACCAGCGGTACCACATCAAGGATCACTTCGATGTCGCGCTGCGAAAGAAGTCCGCCGGTTGATTTAAAAAATCGTCGATGCGCTCTTGCAATTGCGTCCAGTCGGGCACGGTCAAGTCGCCCAGGTCAGGGATCATCAGGCCGGTGCAGTGAGCGGTGATGAACTCGGCGCGCTCTTTGTTGGTGGCGAGTTTTTTCATCACCTTGGTGGCACGCAGGGCGGGCATTTCCAGTGGGAGTTCGGTCAGCGTGCGGCCAGCGGCATTGAGGGGCAGCAGCAACTGGACGGGCTGGTCATGGCGGTTTTCTTCTTGCGCTTGCAGGAAGAACGATGCCGGGCGAGTCGACATTTCATGCACGTATTGCGCGATGCTCACGTAGTCCGGGCGTTTGAGTTGGTCGAGCTCTTTTTCCGACAGGCCAGTGGCGAGTTTCGCCAGTTCGAAAAACTGGTCGTCCTCGTCATCACCGGCCCGGGCCAGCGCATCTTTCTGCGCGGCGTAGAACAGCGGTTTGAGTTGCACCTGCTCGATCACAGCGCCGGTGTCGGCAGTGATCGGAGACAGCAGGTGGTGCAGCGGCGGCATCCAGGCCATGGGTTATTCCTTGATGAAGGTGGGATAAAAGCACCGCAACCGTGAAGCCGGGCGCGGTCAATGTGGGAGCCGGGCTTGCCCGCGATGCAGGCGACTCGGGGTATCTGTTGAACCGAGGTGATGCCATCGCAGGCAAGCCAGCTCCCACATGGACCGTGCGTGCTTCAGGTTGCCGGCGTGCTTAAGGCATCAGCACCGCGCGGCGCGCATCGCCCAGAATATCGACGCCATTGAGCACGAACTTCTGGGTGCGCACGTCGATATCGATCACCGAAATGCCGTTATCCAGACGGTTGTAGGTGCGGCAGGACAGCTCCAGCGTAGTCGTGGCCTTGTCGCCCATTTTCAATTTGGCTTCCGACAGGGATTTGAGCTTGCCGCCGACGGTGTGGTAGGTGAAATAGGTCTTGCCGTCCTGATCCTGGCCGGCTTCACGCACGTTCAGCAGGATGTCGTCACCCGTGCGTACGCCCAGGGCCAGCATGATTTCGGGGCCGGCACCTTGCAGCACCAGTGTGGCGCCCAGCACCTTGCCGCTCTTGGCCATTTCCTCGGCAATGAAGCGGCCACCGGACATGGCTTCCATCTCGAATTCGATCTTCGGCGGGGTGAATTCCTCAACGGTCGCGGACAACGGCAGGCCTTGAAGGGTGGCCGCAATGGCCTGTCTGACTCGGTTGGTAAACATTAGAGAACGTCCTCCAGGAACTGCTCGATGATTTCATCGCGGGCGTTGAGTTGATAAACCATGTGTTCGTTCGGCGCGTAGCGGCCGTAGTCGATGACGATGAACCAGGTGCCGTTCTTGTACTTCTCGACGCTGTTCAATTCCGGGTGCAGGTACACGCTGCCGCCGGGGATGGTTTCGTCGGCGACCAGGGTTTGCAGCCAGTCGTTGATGCGCTTGACCTCCTGGTCCATGAAGGACTTGGTGAGGTTCTTGGCCATGGCCTTCTGCCCGGCTTTGACCAGCTTGCGGCTGATGGCATCTTCCAGGCCGACGTAGCTGATGAACTTGCCGGTGAGGGAACGGTTACCCAGCAGCGAGAAGCCGCCGAGGATGGTGCGGGCGTAGTAGCTCACGCCATAGCGATTGAGCAGGTCGCCCTCGGTGGAGGTGTCGAGGATGTTGTACTCGACCACGCGGGAAACGTCTTCGGCGAAGGTCACCTGATTGCCTGGACTTTCCCACTGTTTGACCTTGGCCAGTGCGGCGATGGCCAGGGAGGACGGCGACAGGAACACGTTTTTCTTCGCCGCCTTGGAGTACACAGACGGCATGTTGTGCACCAGCAGGCAGCGGTCGAAGCCCAAGTCTGCACCGCCCAACTCGCCGCTGTAGGTCACTTGGTCGGCCACCGAAGCGTCCTTGCCATCCAGTACCACACGGGCCTTGATGCGCTTGCCGAAGGAGGCAAACTCACCGGCTACGGCTTTGGTGCCAGTAAAACCTGGAGCGCCGATGATGGTCAGGTCTTCAGGGACGCTGCTCAGGGCCGCCAGGCCCAGTTTGCGACCGGTGACCGGGTCGTTGCCGCCGATCACATTGTTGATTGTATCGGCCGGGGTGGCGCCCTCCTCCACGATTACCACGTAAACCGGCACCTTCACCACTTTGAGGATCTGGTACACCGCTTGAAACAGCGTGCCCGATTCAGTACCGGTGGGGTCCAGCAGCGCCTGGGTGGTGAAGCTGTTGATACGGAACGGCGCGTTTTTTGGAATCGACGCATGGGCGTTCGGCGCGGTGCCGACCAGGCCGATCACGTTATCGCCCAGGCCACCCATGGCCTCGGGGGATTCGGTGGCGTTGACGGTGATGCCGTTGTGCTCGAAGTTCAAAACCTCAGCCATGATTAGTCAGCCTTCTTGGGGGTGGAGTTGAGGGCGCTGGTCAGTTCCAGACGGCCGGCGGTGCGCAGGGCGGATGCTTCGACGTCGAGCAGTTCCAGCTCCTCGCCGGCGGTGGACCAGTGGCCCCCTCCGATGGGGAATGGGATGAGGACGGTGTAGGTTTGGCGGGTGGGCATGGTGTAACTCTCCAGGTGATAAACGCCAAAGCCCCTGTGGGAGGGGCTTTGGGGAGGCGAAAAAAAACCGCTTTCGCGGTTATCAGTTATTTCAGGAAATCGGGTTTGGATGGCCAGAGAACTGCGTCTGGATCTTCTCCCTGATCTGGAATATCACGCAGTTTCTGACGATACTCAGCGAATATAAGTTTATGGGTGTCTAGCATCGGATAGTCTGGCATTGCTGCATAATCACTCGCCGACAAGTCTTGATCCCTTGCGTTACGAACCATTTCCCACTTGATAATCGGATGAAGTTCAGCAGGTATAAATAGTGGTTTCATATTCTCTCCTCAGCCTAGAGCCAACATCGTTCCCCAATCACCTGGGTTGGTTACAACACCTGTGCAAGCCCCTGCCAGCATTACCTCAACAACGCCAGTTGATGAGGTGCGCATCGGGTGCAGATGGTAATAAGTTCCAAACAATTCTGTAGGAGAAATAACACTGGAACACCAACGCCACTTGCCCTTTTCAACGCCATTGCTCCATGCTCCAGAAACGCTACCTTCCAAAAGACGCACGAATGCGCCTACGGTCAGGTAGGAGTTCTGCGGTACTGCACCAGAGCCATTCGCGAGCGCCATATCTACCGTGTAAGGGAACGCGAGCCAAGGACTAACTCCTGACACCGACCACTTCATTTGCCACAGATATACAAACGTACGCCAATAGTCGCTCGCCCTGATGTCAAAATTTGGATATTTCTCACGCACATCTGCCTGCACCTGAAGCAAGAAATCCACATCAGTTTGGGGGCGTCCGGCCGCTTGTGACACAGGGGTTATTGCTCGCAGTTTAGTGGGCGTCACTTCAGCATGAATCCCCCAATTTTCAATTAGTGTTCCGTCAGCATTGGGTGAAAGATTAAAATTCTTACTGACCGCTAATCTTGGGAGTCTATTTTTCAACTCTGCCAATTGAGCGTCATACGCCAAGCGGGCATCCGCTATCGCCTTATCAATTTCCCCGACTTTTCCGGTAACAACTTTAGTCAAGTTATTTGCCGCGCTAACGACGGCAGAAAGTTGCTGCTCAGTACTCAAATTAATGCTCCTAAACGCTTAGAAAGCGTCATTTAAAATCAATAAAAACGCTTTATTTTTTTTCGACTTCCATTACTCGAAATAGAACCCCTACGCCGCGTGCCATATTGTCTATACTCGCGGCCGACAAGGCCGCAATCTCATCAGTCAATAGCACATTCAAATTCTCATTCCCCACCACAATCGTCACGCTGTCCGTCGGCAACGGCGAAACATCCAACGTAAACTTCTGCAGCACTCGCGCCGCCGCCGCTTTATACGTCAGCAATTTCCCAGCCACGGAATACACCGCCAGCAAGGTTCCACTGGCGAGATAAAATCCGAACTCGCCAATTTCATACTCGCCATCGCCGTCAAACAGCGCGGCCATCCTGAGTTGGTGCTCGCCCAGGTCTTCGTAATCCACAATGGCAACCCGCTGTCGCTCATCGCGCAAGGCAACTTCAGTGCCGTCAGGGGAGTAGCGGCCGGTGCCGGCGCCGATGTGGGTGATTTCGCCTTTCAAGCCCTGGTTCTTTGCCTGCAGCACTTCATCCAATCCCTTGGAGGTGAAGCGCACCAGGCGCGTGATGTCATCTGTCATGGCTGCGCCCTGAGGTCATAGTCGTTAATGGTGTAGTGCCGGGTCACCCCGGTACTGTTAAGCCGGGCAGTCAGCGCCCACTCCGGCAACGCGCCGTCCAGATACAACTCTCCGTCGCTTAACGGAGCATCGAGAACTTGCGTGAGCGCAAGCTGACCTTCGGTCTCGTGAACAAGGGTGATCGTGGCCTGGTCCCGCTCGCTTTTCGCGGCGTTGATGCGGCGGATCAGCCGATTGTGATCGCCACTGGACCAACTGCGCCCAATGATCGCCTGCACATCGAAGGTATACGGCGTGCCGCTTGGTCGCTGCTGATACCAGGCCCTGATGTCGGGGGTAAAACCCAGTGACTCCACCGCATGGCTCAGCGCCTTGGGGGTGCCGGCCTGACGCTGGATCTGCCAGGACAGAGCCACGGTGAGTCGCTTTTCAGACTCGCTGGCGTCGGCATCCCATTCGCTGACACCGCGATCGGCAGCCAGATAAGGAAGAAATTCGCTCGGGGTGTGCAGCGGGTTCATCAGCGCCGGAAACGGGGGCATGACCCGGTCGAGCAATACCCCAAAACCCAAATCCAGCGCCTTTTCCAGCGGTGAACTGTTGGCCGGCAACAAACTCGCGTTGAGGTCACTCATAGCGTGCGCACCTCCACCTCGACACCCGTGCAGTACGGAGCCTCGAACGCCGAGCTGACAATCGGCTCCAGCGGTTCAAGGATCTGCAATTGCGCCGCGCCAGCACTGTGAATGGCATAGTCGATCCAGCTCGGGTCCACCCGCCCTTCCAGGCGATGGCAGGACTCGGCGTATGCCTGCAGCAGTTTTTGCGCGGCGACCTGGGTGAGTCCGGAATCCGGTCCGGCATTGATCTTGGCGACCACGCGGATTTTGTACGGCAGGATGTGTGCGCCTTGCACACTGACCAGGTCGGTTTCCGGACGGACATCCGGCCGTGCGAAATGTCGTCGCACGCCGTCCAGCAAGTCGGCAGACGGCGTGCCATCGCCCTCCCGCGCCAGGACGGTGACCATGACCTCGCCAGGTGCGGTTCGTCGCCCATTGCCATCCTTGACCCGCACCGCATAACCGTCCGGGTCGAAGGTATACGTGACCGTGACCACGCCCGGCGTCGCGCTCTGCACATTCACCGCCGGCCGTTCGCCGAGGGTGAACACTTCGCGGCGGTACTGCATGCGCGAGCCGGCAGCCGGGGCGTGGGGAGCGAGGTAGTAGCGCAACCGGGCATCCTCGTCGCTTTCCAGGGTCGGCGGCACCGGCGGGAATGCGGCGGAGTCGCCGGGGTCCAGCACCTGGCGCTCCAGGCCCATATCGGCCAGGCGCGCATCCAGATTGCTGCCGGTGGCCCACCACGCCAGCATCTGCTTGATGCGGGCGTTGTATTGGCGCTCATGGGTTTGCAGACGCACGCAAAAGGCTTCCAGGGCCAGGGTCAGCAGTTCGCTTTCGTTGTCGAGGCTGACCTTGAGTTTGGCCGCGCTTTGCGGCGCGCGGGTGGCAACGTAGTCCACCACGAACGCCTTGAATTCGGCCAGCAAGGGTTCGAACTCGTCCACCGCAATGATGGCCGGTTCCGCCAGCTGGTTCTGGCCGGGGATCAACATGCTCATGTCACGACCTCGAAGGTTTGTTGGCGGTTTTTCCAAGTGCCGGAGAACCGCAGCAACAAGCCGGCCCCCTGGCGAGTGGCGACGATGACCTGGGGTTGAAAGTCGCCGATGCCGTTCTGCGCGTTGTAGAACGCCTGGGCGGCGTGGCTCTGCGCAAGAATCAGCAGATCATCGCCAAGGTTCTGGCCCAGCAGTTGCGGGACCCGCGAGCCGTACAACGGACGCTTCTGGCGAGTGCCCAGAGGAGTGGTGAGCGCTCGGGTGGCGCGCTGCACGAATTGCAGCCAGTCATCGACGGCTGCCCCGCTGTTTCGGTCGATACCGATCATGGGATGTCCTTATCGGGGGCTGATGAGACGCCCTTGGTGGTCAACCACCGGGCCGCTGAAATGGGCGCCGCCGGCGTCGAGCAACAACGCGGTGCCGCCGATTTGCAGGGTGATGCCCTGGGCGTTGAGGATCAGGCCGCTGGCGCCGACCCTGGCCTCGATCTGCTCGCGCGAGCCGCTAAACGTGGTCGGGCCGTTGACCCAGTTGAATGTGTGGCTGGCGTCGTCGTAGTCGCTCTGCGTACCGTCCTGATGACGGCGCCGGGTTAACGACGCAACGCTGGAGACCGGCGGAAACAGGCTGCTGTTGAGCCCAAACAAGGCCACCGACTGCGCGCCGCCTTCGCCACCGCCATAGTTGAGCAACAGGCACTGCTCACCCACCGATGGAATGCGCGTTTCGGTTTGCGCACCAGCGCTGGGATTGAAAAAACGGATCGCCGGCGTGAGCAGATCGCCATGGCTGACCTTGCAGGTATTGGCGGCGGCGTCGACCTGCTGGCAAACACCGATTCGGCAAAAGCTCTCGGCGCGTCGATACAGGTCTTCGAGCTGGCTTTCCATTTCTGCCAGGCGCTCGACAATCGGCCCCAGTTGCATGCGTAAGAGCGCGTCGAACATAAATTACTCCGCCAGTGGCTTGTATTGGTCAGGGTCATTGATGTTCATGACTTCCCAAGTGCGGGCAAACAGAGGTTGGCCTGTAGGGTCGTTGAGCAACACCGGCCCGATGTAGAGGGTTTGGGTGAAGGAAACAGCCCAGGTGTCGTAGTCCGTTTCTGCCGCAGCCCGCGAAGCAGGAGCGGCAACGATATTCGTCGGCAAATCGCACTGTGCCTGGGGCAGGTTCCAGCGGTTGTCCAGCACCAGGTCCATCAGTTGACTGGCCAGGTCGCAGGCGTCGAACGGCAAGGCACCCGGTGCAACCATGGCCTTGAGCGAAATGGTCAGCGCGTGTGCCTTGCGCCCTTCTGGCGAGCGAACGCCGGGGCCGTTGCCCTCGACCGTGACCAGCACGCCGGTGTTTACGCCGCCGCCCTGAAAGTCCTGATGGCTGCCGATCTTCAGGTCGGGGAAGGCAGCGTGCAGCGCCTGGCCGATGGCTTGCGGCAATTGGGAGGGTTTTTCGATGAGCATCATGTCAGTGGCTTCCTTGCAGCAATTAACGCGGATCCTGGCGCGGGCCTTCGTTGATCCCGATACGTTTGGCCGCCCAGCGCTCGTAGAGCCCGATGGCTGCGTCGGCGCCGGCCATGGCGGTCAGGCATCCGATGGCGCCGGCCGTCCAGATCGACATGCCGGCGGCGTAACACAGCATCAAGGCTGAAACGCCGCAGACCATGCAGGCCCCGGAGCGCAGCGCCAGGCGCCGAATCAGCGACCAGCCGCGGGCGCCTTCCTTGTCGGCACGCCACATTTCGCCGGACACGCCGCCGATCACCGCCAATATGATGACCAGCCAGATAGGCATTTCCGCTAACGCCTGTTGTTCGTTTGTCATGTCACGCCTCCTGGCTGAGCACTGAATAGTCCGTTTTTCATTTGCAAATAATTCGATAGGTAGGCATTCCAAAAAGCCCGGTCGCCCGGGCTTTTCAGTAATGCTGTCCGCGGACTTTCGGCGCTACTGGCGCGGTACGGTCCTTTCCTCAATGTTTTTCCGACCACGATCCCTGTCTGCCGGATAACTGCTTCTGGTGCTTTACGCTGCACACCCGGGTCAGTTGCCAACCCTCTGAACCGTTAAGGCCGGTTCATCGCTGCCTGTTTTTGAAGCGGTACCACTAAAGAGCGTCGGCATCCTTGCCGGTGTTGCCTGGCATCCCTGCCATCGCGTCGATGGCATCCTTGCCGATGTTGCGTGCCTTCCTTGTCTTCCCTGGCAGCATCCTTGCTGCCTCCACCAGACCTTGTTGGCTGGCTTGAGATGAAGAATATGCATGTATGCATATACAGTCAATGCGTAAATGCATTTATTTTTCGCGGTTAAATGCACGAATGCATTTTCACGCAGGCAGGCGTGGGGATTGAGGCGTTTTGCAGGCGAAAAAAAACCTGCTCGCTGGCAGGTTTTTTCTTACAGAGCAAGGTTAGCGAGCGTACATGCCCCACCAGAAAACATGGCCGAGGATGCTGATCTGCTCGTCCTGAATATCCTGGAAGCTGTAGTCCTCGTCCGGGTGCTCATCGCGGTTGAAGCTGCGCAGGCGAATCCCGGAAGGCAGGCGATAGAGCTGTTTAACCCGCAATTGCCCGTTGTGATTGATTGCATACAGGTCGCCATCAACGATATCGCCAATGCCGCTCTTGCCCGCATTCACCCCGACCGTTGCGCCATCACGCAACACCGGCAACATGCTGTTGCCGCGCACCGTCACACACTTGGCCTGGTCGAACTGCACACCGTTATGCCGCAGGCTGCGCTTGCCGAACCGCAGGCTGGCCTTCTCGCTTTCCTCGATGACGAATCTTCCTGATCCAGCAGCCAATTCAACCTCGCGCAGAAAGGGGATCGACACCTCGTCGTCATTCACGGGGGTGTCGTCGTCCCACAGGCTTATGTCCTTGAGTTCCGAATGCATCGGGTCGCGTTCTTCATCTCGCAGAGCACCTATGGCCGCGCGCCCGCGCAACTGATCGGTGCTGACGCGAAAGTACTCGGCAATGCGGGAGATGTGCTTGTCCGACGGGTCCACGATCTTGCCGTTGAGGATCCGGGACAGGGTGGATTGAGGCACGCCGGTGCGCCGATGAAGCTCCGTGGGGGAGATCCGGTCGCGGTCCAGCAGCTCTTTGAGGACGATTGAAACGTTGCGTTTTTGCAT